TTTATTGTTGGCTGGTGGGGCAATTTTTTTGCTATCAATGAAAAAAAAGGGCAAAGGATATTCCATTATGGTTCCTGAACCTGAAAAAATTACTGCTGAACAATTTAGGCAGCCTTCATTGCTACAAAAAGTTACTAAGGCAGTTCAAAAAGTTGCACCAGTAGTTAAAAAGGCAGTAAAATCTGCAAAACAAAAACGATCAATGAAAATTGGTCAATTTCCTGATATTTGCTAAAAAAATTATATTATGCAAGTACAACACATGAAAATAAGTATTCAGGATGAAATTTCAGCTGACAAGTTGAAATTGGCATATAATAAACAAAGATCTGATCGTGCCAGGTATGAACAGGAAAATAGTGTTTCTAAGTCAACTGGACAGGCATTTCAGAAGTATTATGTTGAAACAAAGGTTTATTATACTACTGCAAATATCGGTTCTGAATGCAACGAAATTACTTTTATCAACAATGGCACAACTGCATTGGTGATAGCTGATGTACCTTTGCAAGCTAATCAGTCTTTAAGAATATCAGGAAATAGGGGTGAAATTGATACAACACAATATCAACTTTCTTTTGCTACTCCTATAAACGTAGGAAACCAACTAATCGTAATTCGTAAATTGTATATATAATGATAGTATTGGATCTCTCAATTCTGAATCAGAAGGGAACTCCAATGTTCAATTCTGATACATTTGCCAACCGACCATCATTTGGTATTGTTGGTAGAATTTTTATTTCAACTGATACCGCTGCAATATATCGTGATACTGGTACTGCCTGGGATCTCATTGCTGATGGTGGTAGTTCTTCTACAAACATTTACAATAGTAATGGAACATTGTCGGCAAATAGGGTTGTTTCAGATGGTGGGTTTGGTTTATCGTTTACACCTACGACACATATTGGAAGTGCTGCCATTGGTGGTGGTGGATCAGGAAAATTAATTGTTGGATCATCAACTGCTGATAATGGTATTCAAATTTTTGGTGCTAATGCGCCCAGTTTAAGAATAGATAATGCACAATCTGCTGGAACGCAAAGATTTATTATTGGTTTAGCAACTTCAACAAATAACTTTATTCAAGGTGCTATTGCAAGTGATTTTTGCATTACTACTGCATCATCTGGTGCTATTTTGTTTGGAATGTGGCAAAGTATTAACGCAAGTGAGGTAATGCGGATAACTACAACTAACAATTTGCTAATTGGATCTAGTGTAGATGGTGGACAAAGGCTGCAAGTAACAGGATCAGTTAGAGCAACTAGTTATTTTCTTGTTGGAATGACTGCTGGAAGTGGTGCATTATATTGGACAAGCGATCGTGTAACTCTTGCAAATTATAATGTTGGTGGTAGTGTATTATTTGAAGTTAATGGAGGAAATACTGCATTAACTTTAAATTCAAATTTATCAGCAGTATTTAATTCTACAATAAGAAGTAATGATACTAATGGATTAGGTATTGGAAGTATATCTGGATATAGGAGAATACAATATGATTTAGCAAATACAAGGTTTGGATTGGTTAGAGATGATAACGGGTTAGCTAGTTTAGAAGCAAATGCAGCATTATTTTCTAGTACTGTAACGGCAGGTGGGGATATAAGCGTTTCAAATGCAATAAGATATAAAGTATCAGGAATTGAATATGGAGTAAGTTTTGCTAATGCAGGAGCATTTGGAATTGAAGCATATCAAGGAGTATATTTTTTTGTTGCAACAGGTAGTAGCACTTCTGCAAGTGAAAAATTAAGAGTTACTAATGGTGGGAATCTCCTGGTGGGAACTACGACTGACGCTGGATTCAAACTTGATGTTAATGGTACAGGAATAATTAGAAATTTATTAACAGCCTTAGGTAATATTAAGGCAGAGCAAACAACTAATACTATTGCAGTACTTACTTTAAATCCAAATTCAGGAGCATTAGGAACAGGTAATCAATGGAATTTAGTTGGTGCAAATTCGGCTAACAATTATGCTTTTCAAATTAGAGAAGCATCTTCTACATATTTGACAATAACTAATTCAGCATCAGGTGCAGGAGGCAGTGTAGGTATAGGTACTACATCACCATCTACATCTGCATTATTAGATGTTACAAGCACTACAAAAGGCTTCCTACCTCCTCGGATGACAACTACACAAATTAATGCAATAGCAACACCAGCGGAAGGATTGCAAGTTTATAACACAACTATATCGCATATGTGCTGCTATCAGGCTGGTGCATGGGCAAAATTTTCACATTCACCAATGTAATTTTTAAAATATGAAACAAATACAATCAATTCAAATTTGGGTTAACGGACAAGAGCAAACAGGAAACTGGTTAGGTGCATATATCATTAATGATAATCTAAGCGATTCAGCACAATTTTATTGGTGGATAGCTTCAAGTGGATCTGAAGCTGATTCAGTTGGTGCTACACTAACAAGCGGAAATCTAACCATTGCTGGGCAATCTTATATTGACTGGAATACTACCAGCGATATTAATGAAGATGCTTATGTATGGATTGCTGATCAGCTTGGATTAACTTTGATCTAATTAATAACAATTTAAATTTTGACAAATGAACGAAAAACAAGCATTGGAAATTATTAAAGCAATTTTGGATTTGGCAACCAGTAAAGGGGTATTTTCTAAAATAGATGAATCTTTTACTGCTATTCAGGCATTTAATGTAATTGCGGAAAAGTTTAAAGATGAACAAAACGATGCAGTCAACAACTGATCCCACACATATTGCCACGTTTAGTACAATATTGTTTTCCCTATTGGGGATTCAAAACTTGTCAGAATGGGCAAATGTTATTTTTCTTGGTGCCAGTACAATATCTTGTGCAATATCAATTTTAGTTGGTGTAAAACAACTTAAAAAAAAGTAATATGAAAAGAATACTTAAAAATATAAAAACATCATTGTTTGGTTCTATTGCTGGTGGATCTCTTATTTTAGATGGCATCCAACAAAATAACTGGATTACAATTATTGCTGGTATTGCTGCTGCCATAACTGGACTATTGGCAAAAGATAGTGATGTTCAATAATAGATACATATATATAAGTATCGCAATATTACTAATCCTGTTAATCGGAAAAAAAGTGAGTGCAATTAATTTAATTAAGCAATTTGAGGGTTTAAAGTTAACTTCCTATCCTGATAGTGGAGGCATTTATACCATTGGATTTGGTAATACAATTAATAAAGATACAGGACAGGCAATTAGACCAGGTGATAAAATAGACTTGGCAACTGCTGAAAGGTGGTTAAAAATTGATGTTGATCAACGCATTAAATTCATAAAACCACTTATTAAGGTTCCAATAACTGCAAATATGATGGCAGCAATGACCAGTTTAGCATATAATATAGGTTTAGAAGCGTTTAAAGATTCTAAATTATTAGAAAAATTAAATGCTGGTGTAGATAAAAAAATAGTTGCAAATGAATTTTTAAAGTGGAATAAGGTCGGCAAAACCCCTGTGAAGGGATTAACTAATAGGCGAATAATTGAACGAGAATTGTTCTTGAAATAGGTTTGGTTAAGTTTTAAGGTGTTTTTTACGGGGGAAATTTCAATTTCCCCTTTTTTTATGCACATTATTTGGAAATATGGATAATTTTTTAATAGATTTGTCCTAACAAATGATTTTTTAACTTTAAAAACGAAAAAAATGAAAAAAACTACTATTCAGATCGTTCTGATCGTTCTCGGTGCTATTCTCTTATGCTTTGCTGATAATTTATGAAGTTAGTTGCTTGGGTGCTATCAGTTATATATCTGATAGTTTTTGGCATACCCATTGCCATTGGTTTACTCATCTTATTGCAAATTGTATCAATCATTAAATTTATTAGCAATGTTAGAAAAAAAAGAAAAAAGCATAATCGTACACAATTACCTGTATGGTCTGATGACCTTTTTGACCAATCGGAACATTCCTTTCACTGAACTGGATGGTGGAAGAATAGAAATTTTTTATCCATCAGAATTAACATTATTTCACATTGGTTACCATTTTGGAAGGTATGCCGAAATGCAACACAATTAAATTTTATGGAACTATTTAACAACCTTCGGGAAACATTTTTAGAAATAGATCATATTCAGCAAAAGATTGATCGTTTAAAATTATGCCAAAATTCAGGCAATATTGCAAATATTATGATCAGTTTTGACACAGGACAAGATCGCAAAATAATAATGCAAATTGATACTGATATATCATTGGTTAACGAAATTAAGTTATTAATTCAGGCAAGTATTGAACTATATGAAGAACAAATACAGGAACTTAAACTAAACTTTTAACAATGAAACCAGTAAAAATGAACGGCTTTATGTATTATTTTGAGGTGTTTATTACCTCAAACGAACCATTTATTTTAATGTCAACAACTGAACATCCCAGCGAAGGATTGTCAAAAATATATTTTTTGCGTAAGTATAGTATGAAATACGCAATGGAAGATTTTGTGAAATATGAAGCTAATGTAAAAGAACGCAACACACACAGAGAAAATGAAGTGCGTTAATTGCTCAAAACTTTTCACAATAACAATTCACAGGGGCAAATTTGGGCAACCGATTTGCCCCTATTGTTTAACCTTAAATAAAAATAAAAATGTCGCAAAGAAACAAAGATTTACCAGCAATGCCTGTTCACCCAATGCAAGACAAATTCGGTCAAGTAATCCTTATGGCAGGAATGACAAAACTTGAAATAACTGCACTAAACATTTTGTCCGCACAATTAAGAAAAAACAAAATTGAAGATCTATCCCCTGAAGATATTACGTTTTTGATTAAAGAAGCTTACAATATTTCAGAAGAATTTTGTGCATTTATTGAAACTAAAAGTGAAAAGGAAAGTAGTATAATAATTTAAATTGTGTAAACCAATGACAAATGATCTACACGAAAAATTGTTATCCCGAAAATTTAGGCAAAATTATACTCCACCTGATGAAAATATAATTTTTACTATTGATGGTAAAAATATAGGTTGTTTGCAGTCTTTTGTGTGTTTTCAGGGGTTGCCTAAGGCTGGTAAAAGTACATTTATAACCAGTGCTATTGCTTCTGCTTTTACAACTTGGGATATATTCGGAATGAAATTAAAATTTCCTCCCAACAGGAAGCGAATTTGCTATATTGATACTGAATCAAGTGATTTTGATTATTACAGGGTATTGGATAGGATCAGGCAACAAATAATAACTGATCATTTACCACATAATTTTGATTCATTTTTGTTCAGGGAAGATTCGCCGAATGATATTCAGCAAATGATAGAACTTTATTTACAGGAAAACCCTGACTGCTCTATTTTGGTGCTGGATGGAATATTAGATCTTATTTCAGATTTTAATTCAGTTGAACAATCTTTTTTCCTTATTCAGTGGTTGAAAAAAATTACCAAAATTCACAATTTACTTATCCTTTGCGTTTTACACCTTGGTAAAAAAGACCAAAATTCTATTGGTCATATTGGTTCCTATTTGGACAGGAAATCGCAATCAGTTTTGAAAATTGAAAGAAATAAGGAAAACAAGACTATTGATCTTTCAGCCACTTTTTTACGTTCCAGTGATGAATTTAATCCTATTTCAATTTATTATTCAGGCACCAGCTGGACACAAACAAATAATACAAAGGAAACAACTGGAACGTATGTTTTTGGTATGGAAAAAACCAGTTTGATTAACAGGATATTATTTGAACCCCGTAAATATTCTGAAATGTTATCTGATTTGGAAGAATTTACTGGTAAAGGATCAACCACTTGCAAAAAACTTTTAAAAGATTGGTTGCTGGATGGATCAATAATAAAGTCAGGGGATATGTATAAACAAAAATAGGATCAGTCGCCTGATCCTACTTGACAAATGATCTCTCTTAACGAAAAACCACTTTCCCTTCATTGCAAAAATAGAAAATTTCTAACAAAATGAAACTTTACACTGCCATTATTTTTTTCAAACCTGAAACTGGAATACAACCCCGAAAATATCGGAATATTAATAACGTTGATAATCTGCTCAAATTTGCCCACAAAAGTGGTGGGTGGTATGTGAACCTATATTCCAAACAAACAAAGAAATTTGAGGGCAGAGAATACCTCACAGGGGCATCCTGACAAACATCAACACTGCATACAAACGTAAAAGGGGCAAATTGCCCCTTTTTTAGTTGCTAAAGGTGAAGGAAAAGTGAATTAGATGGATTTTGGTCAGTTTAGGTCAGTTTTGGTATTGGTCAAAATGGTTCAGGAAACCTGGTTAGGACACCTGCACCCCTAAAGGGGTGCAGGTGTACCTATAAACTGACCTGGTTTCTGACCTTGATTGACCTAATGTTTGTTTTTTTGAATTTTATTTAATAACTTTGGGTAATTATTTGAAAATTTTGAAAATGAAAAATTGGATTTTAATTGGTTTGGCTGGGTTAACAGGATTGTATTTGCTTGGCAAAAGTCAGTTAGCAAATAGAACAAAATTGATTTTTAAAAAACTTGGGTTTGCCAATAAAAAATTCCAATTAGTTTTTGGGGTTCAGAATCCAACCGTACAAACTGCAAAGGTTTCTGCCATTACTGGTGAAGTTTACCTGGGTGATAAATTAATTGCTGATTTTTCCAGCTTTGCAGAACAAAAAATTGCTGCCAGGTCTGAATCTGAATTAAAAATACAGGCTTCTCCTACTATTGGAATATTGCAATTAATTACTTCAAAAAATTGGTTAAAAAAAGGTTTGCAATACAAAATAAAAGGCACTGGTAATTTTGATGGTATTGTGGTTCCTTTTGATTATAAAGCGAATTTAATCTGATGCAGAAAAATTTACTTTTGGGTAGATTAAAAAGTTTTGGGGGAAACTCTAAAATGTTGGTCAGGGATCAACAGGTTCCTGATATTATTTCTGCTATGTTGTCTGCTCACAAAATGTATGCCAGTGAATATGATAAAATTAGTCAAGATTTTTATTCAGGTGATGGTATTCAAACTGCAAAGAAATTATTTGACTTTCTTAAAAAGAATGTCAGATATAAAATTGAATCTGACAAGGCACAAAGAATAATGAGTCCAGCAGCAATATTGTCGCTGGGAAAAAATGACTGCAAAAATTATGCACTTTTTATAATGGGGGTGCTTGATTCAATTAAACGCAAAGGATTAATTGATAATAAAATTTATTATCGTTTTGCCAGTTACAGACTGCTTGATGAAATTCCGCATCACGTTTTTGCAGTTATCCAGGATCAGGAAGGTAATGAATATTTTATTGATCCTGTGCTATCAAAATTTAACGAAAGAAAAACTTACTACCATAAAATAGATAAACAACCTTCTATGCCACTTTATTCCGTTTCAGGTGTTGGTCAAGCAAAAAAGAAAACTGCATCAAAAGCAATTTCACCATCTGCACCTAAAGAAAAAAAGAAAATTGTCCTAAAAATAGCACTGGCACCAGCAAGGGGATCTTTTCTCCTTTTGGTAGGTCTAAATTTTATGGGTTTGGCTACTAAATTGAAGGCTGCATTTGTTAACAGGGCAGATGAAACGCAAAACTGGTGGAAAAACTTGGGGGGTAATCCTAATGAACTTTTGAGAAAAACCGAACAGGGAGCAAAAAAGAAAAGGATTGCCGGTGCTGATGTTGAATTTAATTCAGAAGGTCAAATTGGTGTTGTTGCTGCTGGTACTGCTGCTGCTGCTGCTACTGCTGCACCAATATTGATTAAATTAGCTGAATTTCTTTCAAAGTTGGGAATTGATGTTAAAGAAGTTTCTGAAGTTGGTAAAAGGGTTTTGGCAAAACAAGTTAAAAATGTAGTTGAAAAGAAACTGGAAACTGATGCTGAATTGGATCAGGCATCACAGGATGAGGTTGATAGAATTGTAAATCAATCTGAAAATATTAATCCTGATGGAACCAAAAAAATGAATTATTTGCCTATTGTAATTGGTGGGGCATTGGTAATTTATTTGATTAGTCGCAAAAAATAATCACTTTCACTTCACCTTTATTATATGAAAATAAATTTTAAGCAAAAAGAACTTAATTATGAAAAATTAGGTTTGTTATTGGGAGTAACTGCATTAATTATAAATTATTTAAGGTACCAAGCTAAACTAAAACAGCTAAAATGACACAAGCACAAAAAATTGCAAAATATAAATTTAAAAAAGCAATAGAATACAGAACTAAAACTGGTGTTTCTTTAAAAGAAGCATTTGCCCATATATACGGAAAAAAAGTTAGTTCAGTAAAAAAGAAAGTTGCACCAAAAAAGAAAGCTGCTGCAAAAAAAGTTACAACTAAAAAAGCTTTGCCAAAAAAAGTTGGTGCCTTGCCTATTGATTTTAAAGGAAACTTTTTAGGATATAGGTTTAAAGTATTAAATCAATATCAGTTAGATGGTGGTGTAACTGCCCAGCTTGTGGAAATTGATGGTAGAGGTGATATAATTGCTGAATTGTCAGGTAGTCCAAAAGAAAATGACAGGGCTGCTGCCGTTTTATATTCAGGTGGCTTAGCAACTGGTAAAGATGTTTATTTAGATGACAAGGATAAAAAAGATCTACAAAAAAGAATTAAATCTTTTGTTGTTGGATTAAATAAAGAAATTGCTGCATACAATTCAGGAAAAGATACGAGCAAGAAAAAAAGTAAAGGTTTAAAAATTGTTTACAAACCTGAAACTAAAAAAATGGCAGTTGTTGATCAAATTAAATCAATACTGAAAAGCAATAAAAAAATATTGAAAGGTGGATACACTTTGAAAACTGGTGTAATAAGAGAAAAAAAAGTTGCTGGAATTGAAATTGGCGGGTTGAATACTAAAATTATGTCTGGTGTTCAAAAGGTAGATCAAGATATTGTATTTTGGTCTAAAAAGTTGGATGATGCAAAAAATGAAATAAAATATTTGCAAAATAAAAATGTGGTTGTTCTAAACAAATCACGAATGATAAGTAATTTAAAAAATTATCATATACCAAAAATTTTGGAAATAATAAAAGGTTATAAAGCACAAAAAAAACAATTAGCAAAAAACATTTTATAAAAATCTTGGGATTGCTTCCCACATAAACAAAAAAAAACAAAAAAAATGGCACGTAGAAAAAAAAGGTCTGCCCCCAGCCGTCGCAGGAAATCTTCTCGCAAAATGGGAGCAATCGGAAAAAGTTTCTTTATGGATGCACTTGGTCTTGTTGCTGGTGCAGCTGCTGCAAGGGTTTTGACCAGTTCAGGTAAAATTCTTCCAAACATTGATCCTAAATTGAAAAGTGCTGGTGTAGTTGCTATTGGTGCATTCTTCCCCAAACTTGTAAAGGGATCTCTTGGTCAGTCTATTGGTAACGGTATGGTTGCTGCTGGTGGTCTTGGACTGCTTCAGTCAACTGGTGTACTGGGTGCAATGGATCAAGCAATGGAAATCCCTGTATCTGTAATGGCTGGTGATGATCTTTCAGTAATTGCTGGATATTCTGAAGATAACCTTTCAGTAATTGCTGGAATGGATGAAGAATATTCTTATTAATCTAAACAAAGTAAAAATTAAATAAAATGGCAACACAACACGGTGCAAGGCTTGTTTTTGACAATGCCAAAAATCTCGTAAACAATGCTGGGTTTTCTGCTGGTCAAGCGGTTCTGTCCCAGTCTTATATTCGTTCTGAAGTAGCAATGTCCACAACAACTACTTCTTATCAAATTCCTATCCTGGTTAATAGTGTTGGTGCTGGTACCAACTTTGCTACAAACAATCTGCTAAACCTTCAGGACGCTTTTGTAGTTAGTTCTATTGGTGTTTTTGTAGCTATTCCAGCTGCATCTACTACTACTGCTTTTAAACTTTACACTTATCCAAGTCCAGTTGATATAAGCACTGCAGGTGCTGCTGCTGCTTTGTACAATTTGTACAATGGTAAATTGTCAGTTGTTGTAAATAATAGGCAAATTGTGCCTTCTTGGGATCTTTACAGGCACTTGTACGTTCCACAAACACAACAAGGACACGCTGCAACTGCAACAACTATTGATCAAAATGATGCAACTGAATTTGGTTACTATCCTTGTGAACCAAATATTGTTTTAGTAGGTTCTAAAAATAACGTGATCAGCTTGGAACTACCCGGTGCTATTTCTACACTTCAGGCATCAACTGCCCCACGAATTGTAGTAATTTTGCGTGGTATCTTGGCACAAAATGTTACTCCAGTTAGATAATAACAGGAATTAACTTCTGAATTGGAAGGGGGGATGCCACGTTAAACATAGAACCCCTATTTTTTTTCGTTCTAAAAAAAACAAAAATGAACAAAGTTCAAAATTACGAATTTATTGAGGTTGTAGTTCCCCAGTCATCAACTGGAACCCGTTTCTACTTCCCTGATCAACCCCAGTTGCGTTTTGTTTCCTTGCTTAACCTGGTTTGCTATACTACTGACACTATTACAAATTCAGTTTTAAGTGGTAATGCACTTTTGAGCATTGCTAATTTGAAAAATTCTTACCTGGTACTTTATTACAATGATAAAGAATCAGTAAACAGGATCCCTGTGCTGGAACTTAATAGGGTTGTTTCAAATAGTGCAACTGCTGCATTCAGCTTTGATATTACTCCTTTTGCTGGTCAACAAATTATTTGGTCAAAGTCATATATACAAACTCCTACTGCTTATTCTTCAATTAGTGCATCTAATTTTAGCATTTGCTTTGGTGTTTACTATGCCTAACATATTCACTTTCCTTTCACATTTAATTTAATTGTATGGCAAATCCTAATAAGGCTTTTTTGACTGGAACTGATGCAGTAATGCAATGGTACGACACCAACGCAAAAACTAATCTTTGGTCAGTTAACGATTCTAAAGGAGATATACTTTTTTATTATAGTGGTAATGATGAAAATGAAGCAAGGGATCACTTGGAAAACAATTTAAGGATGGCAGAACAACAAGGGGTTGAAGCAACTTTAACCTTAAGGATTCATCCAAAATTACCAAAATCAGGATATTTTGAAAAAAAGGATACTGGTATGGTGGTAACACATTTTCGCCCTACTTCATTTAATCCAATTTCCTACCAACCAATGAATCAAATGGGTTATCCTGGTCAACCTAATTTGATGACAGAAATTAGTGCTTTGCGGTCAGAAATTGCAGCTTTGAAAATGCAACAGGAAATTGATGATCAGGATGATGATGATGATGAACCGGAAGAAAACTTTCTTTCCGGTTTAATGAAATCACCACAAATACAGACAATGATACTTTCACAACTTTCCAGTTTATTTGCACCTGGTCAAAAGGTTACGCACGTTGCTGGTATTGAAAAAACGGAAACAATGGCAAATGAAACCGAAATTGAAAACGAAGAACGCATTTATGAAGCCGTTGAAAGGCTTAAATTGGTTGATGATCAGTTAGCAAGTGATTTGGAATTACTTTGCGAAATGGCAGAAACCGACAAAATGCAATTTAATTTTTTGTTGAAAATGCTTAGAAAATAGAATATGCCTGAAACAACTGCCGATAAATTAATAGGAAAAACATTATTCGCAAAAAAGGATTTGAACAGGTTAAATTCAAATTTTGTAAAAATTGGAACTATTGTTGCTGGATCACCAGTGGGGCAAGTTTACTCCTATATTCAAAGGGGGGGTAGGGTATATTGGCAATTTATTGATTTTAACAATAAACCATACTATGTTTTACATACTGCTGATAGTTTTAAATTTTCAGGGGATGTCAAACAAGCAATAGAGGAAAAAAAACAAGAAATTGAAAAATTAGCAAAAGAAACAAAAGGATCAGTACCATTCTATATTGAAAAATATGGTAAATGGATATTGATATATGGTGTTGGTGCATATTTGATAGCAACTTATATAAAAAGTAGAAAATGAAAAACAAAGGATTAATTTTTATCCTGTTAGCTGGTGGTGCAATTTTGTTGCTATCAATGAAAAAAAAGGCATCTTATAAAATAGAGGTACCAGCACCTGAAAAAATTACTGCTGAACAATTTAAACAACCTTCACTGCTCCAAAAAGTTAGTAAGGCAGTTAAAAAGGTGGCACCAGTGGTTAAAAAGGCAGTTGCTACTTCAAAACAAAAAAAAGCAAGTAAACGATCAATGAAAATTGGTCAATTTCCTGATATGTGCTAAAATTTAAAAAAATGACTCCACAACATTTGAAAATAAATATTCAGGATGAAATTTCAGCTGACAAGTTGAAATTGGCATATAATAAGCAAAGATCTGACAGGGCAAGGTATGAGCAAGAAAATAGTGTTTCTAAATCTACTGGTCAGCCTTATCAGAGGTATTATGTAGAAACAAAAGTATATTATACTACTGCAAACATAGGATCTGACTGCAACGATATTACTTTCATTAATGGAGGTACTACAAATTTGGTCATTGCTGATGTTCCATTGCTTCCTAATCAATCTTTGAGAATTTCAGGAAACAGAGGTGAAATAGATACTACACAATATCAATTAACTTTTGCTACTCCTATCAATACAGGAAACTTATTAATTGTAATCCGTAAACTTTACATATAATGATAACACTGGATCTCTCTATACTGAATCAGAAAGGGACTCCAATGTTCAATTCTGATACATTTGCCAACCGACCAGCATTTGGTATTGTTGGCAGAATTTTTATTTCAACTGATACAAAGGAATTCTACAGGGACACAGGCACAAGTTGGGAACTACTTGGCGGACCAGGATCAGGTACAATTACGGGTTCAGGGGCAGCTACACAAGTCGCATTTTGGAATGGTACCAGTTCAATAAGTGGATCTAACAATCTTTTTTGGGATTCTACTAATAATTATTTAGGTATTAATACCAATACTCCCACAAGTGCACTGGATGTTCACCACTCTACATCTTCAGGTGCAATTTTAAACCAAACTACTGCAACCAATAATAATACATTAAATTTTCAAACAAGTGGTGCTGGTCGCTGGAGAATAGGTAATTTTTACACTGCTGGTGCTGATGATTTTGGTATTTTTGATGTAGTTGGATCATTGCAACAATTAACAATAATTAAAACAACTGGTCAAACTTTTATTGGTGCCAAAACAACTGCTAGTGGTAGATTGGTAGTAAATAGTGCAACTGCTGACAATCATTTGCAAATTATTGGTGCTAATTCACCATCAATTAGGATAGATAATGCTGGATCAGGTGGAACGCAAAGATTTGCAATAGGAAATGCAACTGCAACAAATAATTTTATTCAAGGTTCTGGTGCTGGTGATTTTTGTATTACTACTGCTTCAGCTGGTCCATTGTTGTTTGGTATGTGGCAAACAACAAATGCAAGTGAGGTAATGCGGATAACTACTGCAAACAATTTGGTAGTTGGATCAACTACTGACAATGGTAATCGTTTGCAAGTTAATGGTAATATTAGTGTAAATAATTTAGTAAAATTTGCACCACTTTCAGGATTTACTCAAATAGGTGTTTCAGGTAGTGATTTTAATATATATAATGGAACTGCAACTGAAATAAGATTAACAATTAATAATTCAGGAAATTTAGGGGTGGGTATTGCACCAAGTATGTGGGGTAATGGATTACGTACTATGGATATAGGATTTGGTTCTGCATTTGTTAATGCAAATTCATTTACTTCAACTTGGTTATCAAGTAATTGTTATTACACAACACAATGGTTATATAAAAATACTGCACAAGCAAGTTATTACGAACAATCATCAGGTGCACATTTTTGGTATGTTGCACCATCTGGAACTGCTGGAAATCCAATTACTTTTAACCAAGCAATGAACATAAAATTAACAGGAATTATAAATTTATCAAATGTTCCATCAAGTTCAGTCGGTTTAGTAAGTGGTGATATTTATCAAACTGCTGGTGTTTTAAATATAGTTCCATAAAAATTTAAATATAAAAAATGAAACAAATTGAACCAATTCAAATTTGGGTTAACGGGCAACAGCAAACAGGAAACTGGATTAATGCTTATATAATCAATGACAATTTGCAAGATTCTGCTACATTTTACTGGTCAATATTTAGTGCTGAAACTGATGGCATTAAACTTTCTGATGGAAATCTGACCATTGTTGAACCTGATTATTCAGTATGGGATAGCACTGCTGATATTAACTTGGCAGCTTATCAGTGGATATGCGATCAACTTGGATTAACTTTGATCTAATTAATAACAATTTAAAATTTGACAAATGAACGAAAAACAAGCATTAGGAATTATTAGAGTTATTTTAGATAAAGCAGTTGAAAAAGGTCTTTTTAATAAAATGGAAGATGCTTATACCGCTATTGGTGCATTTAATATCATAGCTGCAAAATTTGAAAATGAACCAGACAAAAATGCAGACAACAACTGATCCTACACATATTGCTACATTTAGCACAATTCTTTTTTCCCTGTTGGGCATTCAGAATATATCTGAATTAGCAAACATTGTTTTTTTGGGTGCCAGTACAATATCCTGTACAATTTCAATTTTGGTAGGTTTAAAACAACTTAAAAAAAAGTAATATGAAAAGAATATTAAAAAACATTAAGACTTCATTTTTTGGTTCCATTGCTGGTGGTTCCTTGATTGCTGATGGTATTGCACAAAACAACTGGATCACCATTATTGCTGGTATTGCTGCTGCCATTACTGGATTGTTAGCAAAAGACAGTGATGTCCAATAAGAAAAAAATTTATATCGGTTTAGCCGTTTTACTGATATTATTAATCGGAAAAAAAGTGAGTGCATTAAATATCATTAAAAAGTTTGAAGGTCTACAACTGACTGCATATCCTGATAATGGAATGATTTGGACTATTGGATTTGGTTCAACTATAAACAAGGACACAGGACAGGCAATTAAAAAAGGTGATAAGATAAGTTTGGCAACTGCTGAAAGGTGGTTAAAAATGGATGTTGCTGAACGTGAAAAGAAAATAAAGGGATTAATCAAGGTTCCGGTTACTGCAAATATGATGGCAGCAATGACAAGTCTAGCATATAATATTGGAACTGGTGCATTTGGTTCCAGCACTTTGTTAAGGTTACTTAACCAGGGATCAGATAAAAAATTGGTAGCGGACCAGTTTTTGAGGTGGAATAAGGTCCAGGGCAAAGAGGTTAAGGGACTAACAAATAGGCGAAAATTAGAACGCGAATTGTTCTTGAAATAGGTTTTGGTTAATCATTTGAGGTGTTTTAAAGGGGGAAATTTCCATTTCTCCCTTTTTTTATGCCTAAAATTTGGAATATTCAGAAAAATGTCTATAAATTCGTTTTAACAAATGATCAATTATGCAAAAAAAGTATAAAATATGGGATTGGTTTCCAGCACAATCAATTAAAGATTGGGAAGAACAATACCAAAGAATGTTAGCGGATGCAATTTTAATTCCAGCATCTGAAAGAAAAAATAATAAAACATTATTTTTTGCAATCAAAGAAATTGAAAAATTTTTAAGATCAAAAGGTAAAAAATTTATTTATTTATAACGACAAATGATTCTTTCACATTTTAAACGAAAAACAAATGAAAAAAACTACACTTCAGATCGTTCTGATCGTTCTCGGTGCTATTCTTTTATGTTTTGCTGACAATTTATGAGGTTAATTGCTTGGGTGATATCAGTTTTATATCTGATACTTTTTGGCATTCCCATTGCCATTGGTTTACTTATAATTTTACAAATTATTTCAATCTCAAAATTTATCAGCAATGTTAGAAAAAAAAGAAAAAAGCATAATAGTACAAAATTACCTGTATGGACTGATTACTTTCCTGACCAATCACAGGATCCCATTTACTGAACTACCTGGAGGAAAAATTGAAATTTTTTATCCTTCTGAATTAACATTATTTCAAATAGGCTACCACTTCGGAAGGTATGCCGAAATGCAACACAATTAAATATGGCACAACAAACAGCAGTTGAATGGTTGATTGATAGAATAAAGAATCAGCACCTGTATGGTTTTACTCCATTACATGAATTAGAAGAACAAGCAAAAGCAATTGAGATAGAACATTTAGAAGATTGCTGGATTGCTGCTGAACAATCTGAAGATTCGCAAACATTCTTTAATTACTACAACGAAACCTATAACAATGGAACTTTTTAATGAATTTAGGGAAGCAATGTTGGAAATTGAATACATCCAGCAAAAAGTTGATCGTTTAAAACTTTGTCAAACTTCAGGCGAAATTTCAAATATAATTATCAGCTTTGATACTGGATCAAGTCGCAAAATAATAATGCAGATTGATACTGATATATCCCTGGTAAATGAAATTAAATTATTAATCCAGGCAAGTATTGAATTATATGAAGAACAAATTCAGGAACTTAAACTAAACTTTTAACAATGAAACCAGTAAAAATGAACGGCTTTATGTATTATTTTGAGGTGTTTATTACATCAAACGAACCATTTATTTTAATGTCAACAACTGAACATCCCAGCGAAGGATTGTCAAAAATATATTTTTTGCGTAAATATTCAATGAAATACGCAATGGAAGATTTTGTGAAATATG